CGGTAGTTGAGCAGGATGTATATTGCGTAAACATCCTAATCATTTCTTTCCTAATAGGGGACTGGCATAAGTTGTCGTCGGGTTTGCACCCATCAAGCCTGTTTATTCAGGCGGACCCATACTTACACTGCTCTCGCACATTCAGTCCCTGTTCAAATGTCCTTTTCAGATGCTACCCTTAATGATCCTCCGCCCCTGCTGAGCAGTTTCTTCTGCTAACGCAGGACCTCAAAACTGAGGCTACCCGCACGCTTAGACTTTTCTATGAATCGAAGAGTTTTAAGACTATCTTCCGCGATCATCCGTCGTTCTACAGTTTGTTTATAGAACTGTAGATTACGGAGAACACTGGATAGATGGTCAAAATACTCTAAGAGACCTTCAAAGTCATGGTCATCAAGGCGAGGTCTCCTAAACTTTAGGTTTGGGTAGAACAACTCAATGATGTCTTCTTTGACGAAACCAGGATCAGTCAAATTTCCCTTTTGCACAATCGTAAGGATTTCTTCACAAAAGCTAAAATCTTTGTTCAAGGATTCTAACTTAAAGAATACATCCATAATCCTGTCTTCAAGGTATCCGCGAGCAGCGGCCTGGTTTAAGAAGTATAAGCGGCCTAGGGCCTTATCTTTGATCCGGGGGACTGTAAGAGGTTTTCCTCCTCAGTACTGTACCACCCATCTCTCGAGGACCCCGATCCTTACATGCTCTATAATCCTTCCACCAAAACGGCGCAGAGGGTTCTTTGGATCTACTAAGAAGTTAGCTAGATCTAAGAACTTCACTAAGCCTCTATTAACTAATATCCCAGCAAAGGATATAAGTGAATATTGGTAAGAAGAGATAGGACCCCATTGCGGGCCAACTATAGCTTTGAATGCTCTGAGTGGATGCTTTAGTCCACGACGGGAAACAAAATCCGCCGCAACACTCGCCCTTCCAAACAGTGAGTCGAAAGATCGTATCTGTCGTCAAGAGAAGGCAGAAACCTCCTCATGACCAATAGATGTTCTCTTTGCAAACTCAATAACTGGCCGCTCTGGGGCTACTAGGGATTTTGATACGTTACATTTGACATCGAGATCACCTTCCATTAAAGATAAATAATGGTCGGCTACCTTCTTATCAAAGATAACAATATCATCCCCTAGAACCTCATAATTTTCAAACCATTTATTCTTATTCCCATATATTACAATATTGATATATTGGAGGATTAAATGGTGAGTTAAATTAAGCATAGCTCATGAAGAATAAGCACCCATAGGTTGCCCTACTGCATATTTCAATTTCTTTTCAACTAAAACAAGAGGTTCTTGTTTTGGAAGAAGATACTCTCTATTAACGAGTAGTTCAGCCCACGCTTGCCCATAAGACACTCCGGTATCATAACCTGAACACTCTATATGACCGAGCATCGAATTTAAGATACTAATTTGTAACTTTATCGGTAAACGATCAGTAGCAGCGGAAAGGTCATAACACCAAGAGTGACCATAGTACACAGCCTTTTCCTTAGCACGGAGGAAGCCTATGTCCTGATTATAAGTACTATCATTAGGCAACCGCCTGAAGATATCAAATAATCAGTTATGCAGTGGTTTAAGTACGGACTGAGTCCATACATCAACCATCGCAAAGACACGGACCTTTCCTGCCGCTTCCTTCTTCAAAGCCAATTGCCCCAAGGGTACGCGAGTTATGGTATCACGACCAAACTTCACGTAATCCAAGGGAACGTATGGTTGGCAACCTCTCATCTTCTTCATTAACTGAGTTAATAAGAATCAAAGAGGAAACTGACCATAATTAGCAAATTGGAAGAACTCGTGCCTGTTCACCCAAGAATCAGCATCGACCATAAAGCCTGCTCAAGACTGTACAGCCGAAGGAGAAGATTTGGTGATCTTCTCTAATCCGAGACTTGT